ATCCTAAAGAACCTCCGTTCACTTACGTATTCGGTAATGAGTTATACGATGCCGTAAAGATGCCTACAATTATCTACAACATGCCCGATGGTCCGGAAGTCAAGTATATGGACACGCTTAAAGCTAAGTTAGCTCCTAACGTTGAAAAGTTTCGAGTGCTGATTCCTATTGACAATGATAGCTTTGACTTCGCCTGGGCTCCAGACCCGGACGAACCCCCTTACATTTATACATGGGGCAATCAATGGAATAGTGCTGAGATAGAACCTACTGTTGAATTACATGTTGATGGTGCTACTCAGCGTAAGTTCATGGACGCTAGGGTAACAGTGCTTCCAGATATGAGCCGCTGGTTAGAGATTCAAGAAGTAGACAAGAGTAAGTTTGATTTCAGCTGGAGACCTGATCCCACTTCGCCACCGTACATTTATACATGGGGCAACAAGTGGATTGATGCAGAATTGCGCCCCACTCTTGAGTATCATTGTGAAGGGGCAGTTGAACCTAAGTATATGAGCAATGATGTTCCGGTGATGCCGGAATCAGCTAGATGGAAAATCTTACAAACGATTTTACCTGACAGCTTTGACTTCACTTGGCGTCCAGACCCAAGAGAGCCACCTTATACATATGTGTTCGGCAATGAATTGTATGATGCAATCAAGATGCCAACTATCATGTATAATATGCCCAATGGTCCGGAAACAAAATACGTACATAACATCACTGCAAAATTAGCAGGGAATAGAAGTCTATACGAACATTTAGAAGACGCTGAGTTGGAAGATTATTCTTGGGTTCCAGATCCAGATAGCCCGCCCTACATCTACGCATGGGGAAATCAGTGGAATAAACCAGAAGATAAAATCTCTGTTCAAATATCCGTCCCGGGCGCTACTGAATACAAATATATGGAACAACGAGCAATTCGTAAACCCAGTATGAATTGCTGGGAAATACCAGATGACCTATCACTAGCTGCATTTGATTTTAGCTGGGAACCTAATCCAAATGATCCTCCCTATATCTACGAGTTTGCGACAGTATGGAATAATCGAGGCGGTCCTCGCTACGTAGTACCAGGTGCAACTGAATACAAGTATATCGAAGATATCAAAGCTGTATTGAAACCTAATAGAGCGAACTGGGAAATCAGTGAAGGGGTAGATACCGCTAGCTTCGACTTCTCATGGGTACCGCATCCTAATGCACCTGCATATATCTATCAGTTCGGTACTAAAACTGATAACGATGATGGTCCTAGATACATTACTCCGAACAACAACGGCGAAGTTGTGTATCTAGAAAGAATAGAGTCAACTATCGTCGTAGTTAATCAGTACCATATCGAAACTACATTAGATGATTTAGTAGCACAGCATCCTAATGAAATCTTCTGGGCTACAAGAAAGAACATCGACTATTCTACCTTTGATTTTGACTGGCGCCCTGGCACAGTCGAAGTAGCATGGGAACTAGATTATGTTCATGTATTCGGTTCTCCTGAATCAGAGCTTACACAAACATATTTCATTAGTGCCAAACACTATGCAGAAGGTAAGACTAGTCTTAAGTTCGTAGAAGAATTGAAATTGGATGAAAGTACTCTTTCTAAAATCTTCGCTAAGCCTGATATGTTCTTTGTAGATAGAAGTAATCGAGAATCAGCAGCAAGATTTGAAGCACTAAAAGCGAAATATGGTACAAGAATTCAAAAGACTCGCTATCTCAACTCATGGGTAGATACTGTTAACCGTTGTACTAATCGTGCAACAACTGAAATGCTTTGGGTACTCAACAGTGAACTAGACTATAGCGACTTTGATTTTGAATACTATCCTAACCCTTGGCAGATGAGCATGGTCCATGTATTTGGTACGCAGTGGTCACACTGGGGTACTACATTCATGATTAACCGCGAGACGTTTGCGGAAGATACAAAATACATTAAGATCATTGAACACCTATCAAATCTTAACTTTGTAAAGACTATTAAGGCTAACGCAACTCAGTGTGTTCATGATATTATTGTCATTGACCATGGCAATACAGAATTATCAACCGTACTAGAAACTATTAATAGCAAAGCCGGTGGAAGAAACGTAACAACTATTACTTACAACACTAGCTACTTTGATACTCTCAAAGAAATCCTCAAGAAGCAGCAAGAGAAGAAAGAACATTACGTTTGGATTTGCTCTAGTGTTTGTGACTATAGCGACTTTGATTTCTCGTATATTTGTGACCCATACGCTAAGGATCAACTGCATGTCTTCCCTAGCGGTATGCAAAAGTTCGGAGATACATTCTTCATTGATGTTAACAAGGCTCGTGAATTGATTTCAGAAATGGAAAAGCTTGACGACTTCCACAAGGTAAATTATAACGCTGCTATTAAAGCAAAACGTTTACCTGAGCCAGTTATTGTTACTAGTAACGACACCCATGTAGAAGCAATAAAGAACGTAACAGGATTCCCGTATGCAACTATACTTGTAGGGGATAACATAGACATTGAGGATACTGTTGTTGAACCGATGAATCTGTGGTCTCCGGAGTCAAAGAACATATTGATTACTAGTACCGGCGGAACTAGAATTGTTGTTCCCGTAGAAGCCAAAGACCATGTGACAACTGAACTTTATGAATACCCATATATCAAGCGTATGCCTAAACTCGCAAAGAGCAAGGCACTTGATATTGTGTTCATAAGCAACGGTGAAACAGTAGCGGATCAAAACTATGAGCAACTGCTAGCAGTAACACAGGGTCTGACTAACAAGGTTCACCGAGTTGATGGCATCAATGGTAGAACAGAAGCAAAACACGCTGCTGCTCAATGCAGTGAAACTCCTTGGTTCTTCTGTGTGCCAGCTAAGCTGTTTGTTAACAAGAAGTTTGATTGGAACTATCAAGCTGACAGAATTCAGATGCCGAAGCACGATATTTTCAACGCCCTCAATCCAGTGAACGATTTATACTATGGTCACCAATCAATGGTATTGTATAACAAGAATCTGATTCTAGGTAATAAGGGTGTTGGCTTAGACTTCACACTAGACAGCCCGCATATGTCTGTAGAATTGAATTCGGGTATCGTAGTAGGTGATACTGATGACCACAGCACTTGGAGAACAGCCTTCAGAGAAGCGGTCAAGTTGAAGAAGTATTCTGAGAACGGTGACGAAGTTGCTAAGCAGAGACTTGATATCTGGACTACTATCGGTAAAGGAACCTACGGTGACTGGTCTATCAAGGGTGCATTAGACGGTCTTGAATTCTATGATGAAGTCAACGGTGACCTAGCTCAACTGCGACAGAGCTATTATTGGGATTGGCTCAAGACTAGATTTGAAAGTAAGTATTAAGATTTTTTAAAGACGCACATAAATCTATTGTACATGCTAGTTTTCAACTGACCTGAAAAGATAGGGTCGATGACTCGATTCATAGTTATGAATTCGTCTAAGTCCGTACTGCATCTAACATGCTCATCGCAGGAAAAGAAATCGTTTCCTTGAACAACTACGAGTGAACCAGATGGTATATTGTCATACCAAATGTCATATGTTTCCTGAGACACATGCTCGGTGCTAGTGTTAATGACTATATCAGCAGTGTCATTGTACCGATACTCTTTCATGTCAACAGTTTCCGCTTGATACCTCTGCATGGTGTGATATGTTTCATTGAGCTTTGTGCTGTTCGGTTCGCACCACGGGTCAAGATCGATGTTGTAGATTGTATCAATATAAAACTTGCTATTCTGAAATAATATGTTAGCCAGCACACCTAACCAACCACCGAAGATGTAGATGTTACTGGGGATGCTGCTATCACAGTGTTTGTTGAGTATTTCGGACAACCAAATCTTACTATGAACCTGTCCGTCCCAAAACGCATCTAGTCCTCGTGTCCTTTCGGGTTCAGGTAAATCTCTTATCATGTTGAACCACTTGATGATTTGGGCACTGTCTAGATTGATATTTGTCATTATGATATTTATTTCGCTTGACAATGGTAAAAAAGATAAGTATAGTAGAGGTACAGTATGAAAAATAGTGTTAAACAAGTTGATTATCTGGCTGCATTTGTAGTGTCATTTCCGTTGATAGCAATGTTAGCCTTTTTAACCTATAAGCTTGCGTTAGAAGTTTGGTGTATTGCGTACGGTTTAATTTACTAAGTCTAAAGGAGACTGATTATGAAGAAGATTGTTTCACTTATTACAATGGCTGCAATGCTTGCAGTTTCTACTCCGGCCGTTGCCAACGGACGACACAATGATAATCGTTGGGGCGTAGATAGCAATCGTAATAGCCCTTATCATGGTAGGCATCACCGTAACAAAAATCGAATCAACACCGGCGAAGCAGTTGCTATCGGTATTGGTGCGTTGATTTTGGGTGCTGCTATTGCAAATAATAATCGCAATCGTCAGGTTGTTGAGCGTTACGAGTATCCGCAGTATCGCCGTCAGCCGCAGCAAGTGTGTCAGGATAACATTCAATACGATTATTATGGCAATCCCTATGTAGCTGGTCGTAACTGCTGGTATCAATAATGAAGCGGCCCGCTAAGCACGAAATAGGAAGATTTGACCGCTGGGTAAAATATTTTCAAGGTTCTGTTCTTACCCAAGAGCAGATTAAAGAACGAGCAAATCAATTGACTCGGGCAGGAAAAGACCCAGGTACGGTATAATATGGTAGTTTGTAGTTGCCGAGATATTAGAGATTCGCAATACAGTACTAAGGAAGAACTTATTGCTCGGTTGTTACAAGATGATTATTGCTGTGGCACATGCCTTGAAGATTTGTCATCTTGTACAAACAAATGTCTTGACAACGTAGACTAAACCGTATATAAATAGATTATCAGTTGTTTGATGCAATCTGATGTTTGTGCAGGACCCGGGGGCGGTACCCGGCGCCTCCACCATAGACGCATTTGCCTGAAAGGGGAAAGGCAGGGGATATACTCTCCGGTAAATCACTTAGCTTCCTTCTGCATTAGCAGAATAGCTAGATTGAAGTTGGGATCAGGTCCAACCAAGTGCGTCTATGATGGGGGCGAAATAGGATCGACTGCAAGGCAGAGGTGAGAGTAGACTGATTGGTTGGCCGCATATAAGCCAAAACTGTAAATGTCGCAGCTAATGACAACAATGTGGATCTTGCGCTAGCCGCATAATCCTGTGAGCCCGGCGGAGCTTAGAAACAGAATCCGCCAACTTACCCCCGATAAATATTCACATGTCTTTACTGCCTACATTATTTGTTGACCGACAACCGAATCTTAAATTCGATATTACTCGACTAATTGCAGAATACAATCTCAATGAAGATAAGATGGAAGATGTTACCAATCACGGTAACGCTGTACTTGTCCAACGTAAGTTTCATATTATAAAGAATAGTGTATACGAGGACGTAAGTTCGATGCCATACACATCCGAAGTAATTGATTCAGTAATGCAGTTACAAGAGTTCAGTAGTGTAACCTATCGAATAGTATTACCAAACACCTGTTACAATTGGCACATAGATACTGGGAAATTCTGTGTGCATATTCCACTTATTACTAATCCAGGATGTAGATTTGTGTACGACACTAGGGCCTTTTCTATGCCTGCTGATGGTTCAGCTTATGTAGTACACAACGGCATTCCCCATACTTTTATTAATGCAGGAACAGAACCTAGACTGCATCTTACTTTTGAAAATCTTTAAAGGGTTTTCGTTCTAGTTTATCTATAAGCTCGGATATCTCATCCCAATTAGTGATCCATTGCTCATACGTGCCTGGATTCTTTATAGCCATTTGTTTGTATCTAGATGGTTTAGTAACACCTAATATATCATATACTTTGGCAGGGTCATTCTTTATATTCTCATAGTCTATGATCGCTGTAAACTTTATTGGCATAGTAGCTAGAATATCGTAAAACGCTTTAATGTGCCTGTACCTTCTATATAAGTCTTCTTTAGTAAGATGAAAAGACGGAATATGTTCTTGCAACTCATCTATTCTAACTTGATGATGAGTCGGATATAGATGAAATTTTCCTATCTTAGGATAGATGCACCAACTAAGAGCAGACTCTACCATGTCCCTAGTACTTAATACCACTCTAACGTTTTTATCGAGGTGTAATAAACTATTGATAGAATGTGAATGACCTATAGCTAATGCAGGAATCTCTGTTATCTCCTCACGAGGCGTGAGATATTCTATAGGTAAATTAGCTTCACGATAAGAACTGTATAGACAATCTATTATGATTTTACTTCCGGTTCTTCCGGGAGAAAGCACTAACCACTTGTCATTTTCACTAAGAATCATACAAATATTTAGTACTATGGGTAGTACCAATTCGATAAATACAATATGGACATTAACGAACTCGAATCCTTTAAATTAAGCGATGCAGTATCCTTTCACAAGGAACTGAACCCAAAACTTTGGGAAGATGAAAAGCTTGATCCAGAGGTTCGTGACCAATTAATGTTGATTGCAGAAGACTTTGTAGAATATTTAGGTATTAGTAATCTCAAAGTTAAAGACGTTACAATAAGCGGAAGCAACGCTGCGTACTCATACACTCCCCATAGTGACTTAGATTTACACGTATTAGTAGATTTCAACGAACTACCAAACAACGAAGTCTACCAAGAACTATTCACTGCTAAGAAAACACTTTACAATGATGCCCATGACATCACCGTACGTGATGTTCCCGTAGAATTATATGTGCAGGATACCAACAATCCGGTTCAATCGTTAGGTGAATACAGTATTGTTCATGACAAGTGGATTCGTATTCCTAAAAAGCGTAGAGCAAACTTTGATGAAGTTGCTACTAAAGCAAAGTATGAAAAGCTAGGCGACCTAATTGAACTTGCACTTAAGTCCAAAGATTCTAAAAGAGTTAATGATACTATTGCGCTTGTCAAGCGTTATCGCAAGTCAGGATTAGATAAAGCCGGAGAGTTTGGTCCCGAGAATCTAGCGTACAAAGCTGTTAGAAAGCAGGGGCTAGTACAAGCCCTACACGACCTTAAAGTGCAATTACATACTGAAAAATTAAGCATTGACGAATATGCAAATGAAGACTATGATCCAAACGGTCCTCCCCCTGGACCTGAGTTCAAGCCCACAATGCCAGCGGGTACCGTTAAGGTAGATGTAAGTGATGTGTATGACTGGTACAAGCTAGGACAGCATATCAGCAATCTTAAAGGATTAGGTAAGCATGACTTTGGTCAGGGTCCTCCCAGCACAATCCTTTCGTTTGGTGATGAAGACACTGAACACAAATACATTCAAGATTTAGAAAAGACCGGACTCACTACAACTGACATTGATCCTGTTGACCCCAATCAGCCCAAGGGCATGAAGCGTCAAAAGACCGACCCTACATATAATGTCAACGAGACAGAAGACAAGAAGGCAGCAGTACTTAAGATTCAGAAACACTTGAATAAGAAGTATGGCGCTAACCTTGACCTTGATGGTAAGCTGGGCCCGTTGACTCTCAAATCAATCAACAAGTTTATGCCTAGAGCAAAAACTGGATTAGCTGATGAGCCTAACAAGACCACAGCCGTGCAGGGCAAGAAACTTAAAGAAGCCAAGATTGACGCCCATCGTCAGGGTGATACTATTTGGATTAACTATTTTGAGGTTCCTGAAAAAGGCAAAGGTCTTGGCACTCAAGAATATATGAAGTTTGAAAAGAGTCTTCCCAAAGATATTAAAAAGATTCGTTTGGTAGCAAGTGACGCTGGATATGGTCCTACTCACGAGTTTTGGGACAGAATGGGATTTGACTATGCTTATCCGGACGATGATAACGAAATGGTCAAGCTGCTTGAAGCCTCAGATTACAGTCAATATGAAAGCGAAATAGAAGATTTCGTACAGTCATTGAATCCTGATGATGTTGGCGTAGAGCAGCTTGGGCCGTACCACGTTCACTTTGAAGGATTCACTGATGAGTGCCAGCAAGATGCAGAAAGACGATGCAATCTACCATCTGATAATCCGCAACACTTAGCAAGCTACGACGATGTATATAAAGAAGTCATCAGAGATTTTGTGAGACGAGAAGGTGGCAAGAAGCCTCTTAAAGTTGGCTTTGCTGGATATCAAGACTATCCCGTCATCTATGCAGTGTTTGACAATCCTGAACCATATAAGAATCCAGATGCATGGAATCCTAAGATAGATGAAGCATCAGGGTATATTCCATCTGCAAAAGAAAAGAACGACCCTCGCTTCAAGACTGCCCTCACGGTAGATGTAAAGCCAGACGCAATAAAAAAGAATGCTAAGGCATTTGGATTCAAGACTTCACGAGCAGGCATTCCTCCCCAAGCACGAGCAGATGGTAAGATAGCAGAAGACCTAATGCGAGAGTTTAAAACTTTCTTAGGTGAGCAACAGGAAGAAATGTTTCCGGGCTACGATGAACAGCACAGAGAAAAGCGTTTAGGCAATTGGTTAGCTAAGTCTTGGGGCGTCCAGAACGGCAAGCCACAGACATTCTATCACGCTACAACCAAAGACTTTGATACATTCAACACACATGGCACAGGCTTCGCTAGTGCATTGGGTATGGCATATGAAGTAGAACGTCACGGTTCCTTCTTCGCAGTGGACCCAAAGTTCGCTGAGGGTTTTATTGAAGATCCAAACACTGGGCGAGTAAAAGAAGGTGGCAGAGTTCTTCCTGTTCACTTGTCAATACAATCACCTATTGATTTGCGTGATGACGCACTTTCAAGAATGTTGAGTGATGAAGAAACGGTAGAAGAATTCAAAGCCAATGACATTGACCTTCGTTCAATCTACAATCACTTTTACGAACTTGAGCGTTGGGAACTGTTTGACGGTCCCGAGGGTGCAGAGTTTATTGACAACTTACAGAAGCTAGGCTTTGATGGAGCAATCATCAATGAGTCAATCCCTAACGATAGCAACGCTAAGTCCGGACAAGTTTGGGTAGCGTTCAGCCCTAATCAGGTTAAGTCAGTGTACAATCGCGGCTCGTTCTCCCCTGATGATGCTAGACTAACCAAAGAAAGCGGTTGACATATGCCCAAAACTACTGTAGTGTGATAATATGGATAGAACATTCAACACTGCACTAGAAGCTAGGCATATCATCATGGATCTATGGCGTCAGTTGAATAGGTTGCCCTATAATCCTGACCTAAGGAAACTCTGCAACAACATCGGTGAAATGAATTCCCAACTCAGCCGTCTAGAAGTTGACGCTAGGCGGACACGCAAGACCAGTAAGGTTGACGCACATAGGGAAGACCTGGTCAAAGCTATCAAGCACCTTGAGCATCTTATCCTTATGGCAAAACTCATGGCATAAAAAAATATCCACTAAGGCGAAAAAGTGGTTGACAATCCCCTCACAATGTCGTATAACAAGACTATAGAGAGCAAGAAAGCAAACACTCTCTATATTCGTTCAAACTAAGGAGCTAATTAAATGTCTCAGATTTCAGATAATCTCACTATCACTTCTATTCAGGCCCGCAAGGCGATGCTTACTGCATTTAAGGTAAAGCGTCCTGTCTTTCTTTGGGGCCCTCCCGGCATCGGCAAGTCCGAATGCGTTCAGGATATTACCGAAGAACTCGGTGGTTACATGGTTGATTTGCGTATGGCGCAGATGGAACCGACTGACATTCGTGGTATTCCTTACTTCAATAAGGAAATCGGTAAGATGGATTGGGCTGAGCCTGTCGATCTTCCCAGCGAAGAACTCGCTGCACAGTATCCGATTGTTGTTCTTTTCCTTGACGAAATGAACTCGGCTCCCCCTGCTGTTCAGGCTGCTGGTTATCAGCTTATTCTGAACCGTCGTGTTGGTAAGTACAAGCTGCCTGATAACGTTGTTATCGTTGCTGCCGGTAACCGCGATAGCGACAAGGGCGTTACGTATCGTATGCCGATGCCGCTTGCTAACCGCTTCGTTCACATTGAAATGCGTCCTGACTTCAACTCTTGGCAGATTTGGGCTGTTAACAAGGGCATTCACAAGGATGTTGTTGGTTATCTCTCGTTCGCTAAGCAGGACATCTACGACTTTGATGCTAAGTCTTCGAGCCGTGCATTCGCTACTCCGCGTTCGTGGACGTTCGTGAGCGACTTGCTTACTGATGAAGACAACGTTGATAACGATACGTTGTTCAATCTTGTTGCAGGTGCAGTCGGTGACGGTCTTGCTACGAAGTTCATGGCACACCGTAAGGTTGCTGGTAAGATGCCGAATCCTGCTGACATTCTTGAAGGCAAGGTTAAGGAACTTAACGTCAAGGAAATCTCTGCGATGTACTCGCTCACGATTTCTATGTGCTATGAGTTGAAGGACGCCATCGACAACAAGCGTGTTGATAACAAGAAGTTCCACGAAATGTGCGCAAACTTCTTCGACTACATGATGAAGAACTTCGAAACGGAGTTGGTCGTTATGGGTTCGAAGATTGCACTTAAAACGTATAAGCTTCCGATTGAGCCCTCGCAGCTTAACAACTTCGATGAATTCTACAAGAAGTACGGTAAGTACATTGTAGAAGCTGGCAACTAAGTCAGCGGCTCCTGGGGGAAGGTTAGAGACAGCCTTCCCCCACCCTCTTTATGTCTCGTCCAAAGGATCCTTTTATGGCTAAGCCAATCTTTAAGTACAACACCGAGCAACAGCACCTTCGTAATTGCCAGCTCCGCATCAACGGATTGACCGTCAGCGTTAACATGGGCAAACCGTATCAGTCAGAACTTACTCGGCATATCGCAGCCCGAGAAGAAATTCTATCTCGTATTTCTGCAACTGATTTGGCAGCGATGGAAGCGCATGAAAATCGAGTATTGACTGTAGCCGAAAAGGCAGCCGAAGCTAAGGCGCTGGCTATTGCTATGTCAGAAAATCGTGATAAGCCTTCGATTTAGGCTTGACATTATCCTAAAAGTTTGTTATAGTCAAAACATAATCAAGCAACGGAGTTTTTATGACCAATATTACTGCCCCTACTAAGCGCAATTCAAAGCGTTCACGTAGCAAGAAGTTTGAAAATCTTGTTGGTCCTACTGACCCGCGTGTTGACCATGATGCTCGTGAGCGTCTTATTACCGCTCGTATCGGTCTGCTTCTAAAGCACGCCTTCTTCGGTAACCTCGCTACTCGTCTCCAGCTTATCAATGCTGATGATTGGTTGACTACTGCTGCTACTGACGGTCTCAAGCTGTATTACAACAGCCGCTTTATCATGATGCTCAAGCCGAAGGAAGTTGAATTCCTCGTCGCTCACGAAGTCATGCACGTTGTTTACGATCACATTGGTCGTCGTATTGACCGTGACCCTGAAATCTGGAACATCGCTAACGACTACACTGTTAACGCTGACCTTAAGAAGCACAAGGTTGGTGAGTTCATCACGACGGTTCCTTGCTTGTATGAAAAGAAGTACGAGGGTTGGACTTCGGAAGATATCTATGACGATTTGATGAAGAACGTTCAGTACATCAACATTGATGACCTTCTTGACCAAATGCTTGATGACCATCTTGATGGTGAAGGTGACGATGGCGAAGATGGTGACGGCAATGAAGACCGTAAGGGTAAGGGTCGTCCTAAGATGTCCGAATCCGAACGTGAAGCTATGCGTCAGGAAGTTAAGCAGGCTATTCTAAATGCTGCACAGCAGGCAGAAGCTGGTTCGATGCCCGCAGGTGTCGAACGTTTAATCAAGCAAATGACTGACCCTGTCATGCCCTGGCGTGAACTCATCCAGACTAATCTGACCTCTGCTATCAAGTCTGATTACACTTGGATGCGTCCTTCTCGTCGTTCGTGGCACATGGATGCTATCATGCCCGGTATGAATCCTGGTGAAGAAATCGATGTTGATATCTATATCGACATGTCAGGTTCCATCAGCAACAAGCAGGGTATGCAGTTTCTTAGCGAAGTTGCAGGCATGATGGATGCATTCGATGGCTACAATCTCCGTGTCACTAGCTTTGATACTAAGTGCTACAACACTCAAGAATTCTCTAGCGAGAACATGGAGCGTATTGAAGAATACGAATTGCACGGCGGTGGTGGTACCGACTTCGATTGCATCTTTGATGACCTCAAGGAAGCTGGTCGTGTTCCTAATCGCTTGATCGTCTTCACTGACGGTTATCCGTTCGGTTCGTGGGGTGATGCTGATTACTGTGATACGACTTGGGTCATTCACGGTGACCCGAATCCGAACCCGCCCTTCGGTACTTTTGCAATCTACGATGACCATCGCAAGAAGTGATCTAGAACCCGTTTCGGAGACTCGTTACATATATGAGTCTCCGGACGGGGGAAAGACCGTTTACGCTAGAGAAGTTGGTTCAGATAAGAGATTTATCGTGAAACAGGATCCTTTCATCATTGAACGTCAACAGACAGCCATGAGGTCCAATCGGCTACTGACTATACTAAAGAAGTCACAAACCGATACCACGCTTAAGGATGCTCTAGAGGCGCTTGAAGCACTATATATTATTAAGTACGGTGATGATAAAGACAATTGAAGATATCAATCTGCATACTTGGTTCATGAACCGAGAATTAGACTTTGCCCCTAAACACTTTGTTGTATCCGGTACCCGATTAACCACGGAATCTACGATTTGGATTCAAGAGAAATTGTCCGGTAGATACGCAATAGTAGCTTTGGAAAATGCTTTTATGGAACAAGTTCCGGCATTTGAAGACCCTAAGGAAGCATTGTTTTATGAACTTACATGGGGTTAGGGCTACTAGCGTTTGGATAGATGATTTTGGATTTGAACCGACTCCTCGCCGCATAGCTACATGCACGATAGACAGCAATATCTTTAGTGAAACACTACACTACGCTAATCCAATCATGTATTCGTTTGCTGAATTGGAAGAAATGGCTAAGTGGTGTTACGAAACCTTTGGTGCCACTGGCTATAATCCATGTACTATGCAAACTGTTTGGGGTTATCAGTATGATCCTGACTATATCTTTTGGTTCGGTGAAGAAAAACACTTAATGATGTTCATTTTACGCTGGTCATAAAATATTTTAGCCGACTATTTCCTCATTAAATACTTTTGCTAAACCTTAAGGAGAAAAGCAAATGGCTTTTATGAGACACGTCGGAAAGCATGGAGACCGCAAGATTGCAGTCGTATTCCGTGAAGTTCCAGGCGAACCACACATGGCATTAGTCGTGTACACAGAAATTCTTAATCGCAGTATCCACGATCCATTGATTTCATGCATCGAAAGTGATATTGGACAAAACAGTGAAGACCTCGCTCTTGCACTTAACCGCTCTTACACCACAGATGGTCAAATCATTCTACAGAAGCTTCACGCAGAAGGAATGTTAAAGAAGGTTCAAACTGAACTTATTGTCATGACCCCGCAACCCGGCACAATGATCAAGTTGAATGAACTTAACAAGATTCTTGACCAAATGAAGATGGGTGAAGATGCAGTCAAGAAGTTGACTGAAATGGATCAGCAGATGGGTATGCAGGATCCAATGGCAGTTGCAAGACGTATGCGCGGCGACAAGGATGCATTCACCCCCGAAACTATTCCGGGAAATAAACAGGCACCGACTGGAATCGATGCATCTGGTGATTTGTTAGGTGACACTACCCTTGCTAATAACCTTCGTCAACAGGCTTTAAGAATGGCAGCAGAAGCTAAAGGTCTGCTAGCAGAGTCAGAAAGAATGTTGAGTCAAGCAGAAACATTGGCACCTAGTGCAGCAGCTACTACCGCAGTCGGAGTTCCATCTAAGAAGACAAGAGGGCGTCCTAAGAAAACTGTATCAGTTGCCTAAATTTAGTAAGGATTAATGAATGTCACCCGAGTTTATCCAGAAGTGGGAAAACTTATTACAGGATGTTGACAAGCAAAAAGTACCAATTGAATTTATCAAAAAGATAATTCTTAGGCTTCAAGGTAAACGACAACGTACTATTAACATCGAAAAATTGTTAGATCAGGGACTAGATCCGGATCATGTTGAAGATATTATTAGTAGAAAAATCATTGACCTTGATGATGAAGTTATCGGAATTGAATTTTTACTTAATGTTCAAAGCATTGCAGACGTAGTGCAACCAGAAACAGACAAATTACTGAATGGACTATGAAATTAATATTAGCATGTGATCCCGACGGGGGAATAGGCTATCAAAACAGATTGCCCTGGACTAATATCCAGGGCGATTTGCCAAGATTTAAGAGTCTTACTGAAGGTCAAACTGTCATTATGGGACGCAACACTTGGGATAGCCTGCCGAAGAAACCATTACCCGGAAGAGTCAACATTGTCGTATCTTCTAGACCACTAGAAGCGGAACATCACAATGTCATTAGATCATCGGAGATTCATTTTAACAGACCAGACGATGTTGAATTTTGGCTTATTGGCGGCGCCAAATTAATTGAGCAATATTGGAACGAGATAGATGAAATTCATCTAACCAAAGTATATGACCATTACGCTTGCGATACCTTCATAGATTTGCTATACATAGAGCATAACTATGTAAGGACCTACAGCGAAATGTTTCCTGACCATACATATGAGATTTGGAAAAGAAAATGAAGCAATATCACGATTTACTTGAAGACATACTAAATAGTGGCGAAGTCAAAGATGACCGAACAGGCGTCGGCACTATAAGTGTCTTTGGTCGTCAATTGCGATTTGACTTGACAGCGGGCTTTCCCGCTGTAACAACTAAAAAATTAGCATGGAAATCAGTAGTTAGTGAACTACTGTGGTTTATTGAAGGGAGCGGAGATGAGAGAAGACTTGCAGAAATTTTATACGGATCCAGAGATACTGAACGTAGCACGATATGGACAGGAAACGCTCAAGCAGCTTATTGGACGCCAAAAGCGAAATACGACAGGGATCTGGGACGAGTATATGGTGTACAGTGGAGAGACTGGCGAGGAGTTGACCAACTCTCAAATCTAATTGAAGGCATCAAGAAGGACCCAAACGGTCGTAGACATATTCTTACCGCATGGAATGTTGACGAACTTGATCAGATGGCATTGCCTCCCTGTCACGTTCTCGCACAGTTTTATGTAAGCAACGGTAAACTAAGCTGCCACATGTATCAGCGTAGCGTTGATGTATTCCTTGGCCTACCCTTCAACATCGCTAGTTATGCATTGCTTACCCACATGATTGCACAGGTTTGTGACCTTAAAGTAGGTGAACTTATCATTTCAACCGGCGACACGCATATCTATTCAAATCATATTGAGCAGGTTAAAGAGCAATTGAGCAGAGAAGAATACCCACTTCCTCTCCTTTTCCTCACCCCCGAAATAAAAAGTATTGACAAATTCTCAATGGATGCTATACTGTTATTTGACTATCAGAGTCACGGTACTATTAAGGCTGATATGGCAGTATGAAAACAATTGTTGCTCATAGCTTCACCCTCGGAGATGTTGAAGACCCTGACATCTATGCTGCCGAGCCTCTTTGGGAATGGCAGAATAGTGAAGCAGGTAAATGGGCAATGGAAAACTGTTCTGATACTCCCAGTTGGCACCGAGTCATGATTCCTTATGGATATAGTTATCATGTAGAAATTACACTAACCCCTAAGCAACTTGTATATTGGAAGCTGAAATATGACTAATAAAGAACAGCGGCGCCTGCAACTTATCAACGACATGTGCCTAACAGTTAGACACGATTATGGAATCACAATTAGTGAAGATGATCGTATGTACACGCTTAATTCAGGAATGACTGAACTGGAACGAAAAGGATTTTTCAATACCATGACACAGGTTTTTGACCATCACGTTGAACCTATTCTAAAAGAGCGTGATGAGTTGATTGGCGGCAACATGATTCCCCTTCCTAAGAGTGAACAACACGCCAAAGCTATGATTCTATTAGCAGAATATTATTTGAATAATAGATGAGGATTTCAAGCCTACTATGAGTGGCTATCTAATTCCGCATCACGGTCTAAAAAGACAATACTATAACCTGCAAGATGAGTTGCTAGATACAACTCACGAGGCTCTGAAAGAAGGGGTGTTGATTGATGGTCCCTTTACCGCTGCACTAGAATCATGGCTTTGCAATTACACAGGGTGTAAATTTGCTACAGTAACGCATAGCGGAACCCACGCACTAGAATTTATTGCAGGGTATCACTATGATTTAACATTTTTAGCAGGGGAAGAAGACGCACCTCGTATTCGTATTCCTAATCTAAGTTCTCCTTCTACACTAAATGCATTTGTTAGTACAGGATGGGATGTAGAACTAGTCGATACGGATAGCAACGGAATAATCAAGTTTGACGATGACTATGAAGATGGCTTCGATGTATACACCTGCTATGTAGGATTATGTGGTGCAAGCGTAGACCGCAATTTCTATTCTAACACAATTGTAGATGGGTCGCAACATTGGCTATCAGTAAACCAACATCAAATAGGTGATGCTATGGCTATCAGCTTTGATCCTACTAAGAACTTACCGAGCAGTGGTAACGGCGGCGCAATTGTAACAAATGACCAATCACTATATGATTGGGCAAAGGTTATGAAGAATAATGGCAAGCTGGATCACTACTATCCTGGTACTAACAGTAAGATGAGTGAATTAGAGTGTGCCCATCTGATGGTTAAAACCAATTACATTGATAGCTGGCAAAATCGCAGAGAACAAATACGAAATTACTATTTGGATAGATTTGAGGATTTGCCGATTCGGTGTCTCAGTGAACCTTTTAAAAAACATGCGGATCAAAAGTTTGTCATCTATACTCCAGAAAGAGGTGAACTGTATACGTTCTTAGAGAGTAACAAGATTGAAGCGCGGGTACACTATCCTCAGGCAATAAGTGAGCTACCTATTGCTAAGGATATTATCAAGAAGCCAGACATGATTAGCACAAGTATTGCATTGTCTAGGGGCGTACTGAGTCTTCCTATCTATCCTGAATTAACCGATAGTGAAGTAGAAACTATTGCAGATAAAATACATAAGTTTTTTGATAAATAAAAACGTTATGAACATTTACTGGCTACTCACACTTCTTCCTGTATGGATCATTCACTCAGTATTAGGGCTGGGCGTATTAGGTCTATTGATTGCATTCTTTGTGCAACGCATTCCGTTTGTTAAAACATATGGATATATGATTAAGATTGTATCTTCAATCTTACTAGTGCTGGGACTATTCTTGCAAGGTGCATTAGCGTATAAAGAAAGCACTGCTCTAGCAGTAGCAAAACTTGAAGCTAAGTTAGCTAAAGCCGAAGCAAAATCACAGAAAACTAACGTCGAAATTGTTGAGAAGATTGTTAAAGACACCGAGGTCGTCCGAGTAAAAGGCAAGACCATCACTGAATATGTTGACCGTGAAGTTGTCAAATACGAAAACAAATGTCCACTTCCTTCTGAGGTCATCCGCGCACATAATGCTGCTGCTACGATGGATCTTAGTAAGCTTGAAGGAGACAAGAAGTGAAGAAACTAATGCTTCTCCCGCTTGCTTTACTGTCCGGATGTGCCATTACAGCAGTTCCGGTCGCCCCTAAGTTTCCAGAAGCTCCTGCAACACTCTTAGAAAAGTGTGCTGCCCTTAAAGAAGTTGCCGAAGATGCCTCACTTACTGACTTCACTAAAATAGTAGTAGAAAACTATGTGCTATACCATGAATGCAAAGTCAAAGTTGAAGGCTGGAATGAATGGTATACTAAGCAAAAAGCTATATTTGAAGAAGCTACCAAAAAGTAATCTTGAGTCTAGTATGATAAATACTAGATAACAACGGAAGATTACTATGTCCACCCAAGAAATTATTAATATTGGTACACTACCTAACGATGGCGAAGGCGATCCGCTAAGAGTAGCGTTTGGTAAGATCAATAATAACTTCTCTAACCTTTTTCCTACTGCTGTAAACACAAGCAGCACATATACTAACGGTGACACTCCCGGACAGATTATCTTTGAAACTCCCGCTAATACTTTTACAATGGGTCAACTTTATATGTACGCTGCTGATGCTGAGGGCAATAGCAGTCAATCAATGCAACTTAATGCTCAAATCAATCAGGCATTAGATGATGCAAAGTTTAGTGCAGTTGGCACCTCAGTATTCGGAAATGCGTTGACAACTTACAGTATGCAGGTTTCTGGGGGCAATGTTCAACTATTAGCAGATCCTTTAGTAGATGCTACTATTTTTCACTTCATAGGGTCTCAGCTACTATGGATTGGCGCAAACGTCCCCGGCTTGTTAATGGGAATCGACGGATATGTAGACTCAGTAATGTCTACTGAAAACGACTTGAACGTATCAACCGAGCAAGCATTCTAATGAGAGCATATGAATTCATAACAGAATCGGTCACGGATGGCTTAAGCGTTGCATCCTATGCACTACCGAATACCTATGTCATTCCTGAATTGAAGAATAATGACTTCTATGAATTGTATAGATTCGGAGTAGCGATTGCAGATGTTCGCGGAACAAGCGGCCCCGATGATGGTGTTCAAAACGAGTTCAAGCACGATTTTAAAGCAGAAAGTACATGGGGTGAAAATCAGGTAGTATCTTCTGAATTTGATGCTGATATTGGACAGATTATTGACCAAGCATTAGCAAAAGTAGGCAAGCGCGGCAAAAAATCAGTAAGTACACCGGGCAGCGATGAGATTCCAAACACCGGAACACAATCTACTCTTAAGCCCTTTAAGGGATATAAGAAATGAGAGCGCACGAGTTTATTACTGAAAGTGGTAAAGGAAAAGTATCTGCCCGCCAGCAGCAATCTACTGTTGGATTAAACGTTTTTGCAATAAGCCAATACGACCGTACATATGATTTAAACAGAGTAATGATGGCGGTTGCCTCAACTGACGGAAAAACTATTCCTGATTTAAGTAGTGAGAGCTGGGTAGGTAAAAACAACACCGCTCACCCGTATACTGATGTAGAGCAGGATATGTTAAAGATAGCATATAAAGCAGCAGGCATTCCCTTTAAAGACTTGAACAAGGGTGATTTGGATAGTGAAGAACTAGATTCTACGCAAGACCAAAGCCCTATCAAGCCCTTTAAGGGATATAAAAAATGAGAGCTAGTGAGTTCATCAACGAAGGAACAAAGGGTTCTGTTCCTAAAAGACATGATAAGGCTCAGCCCGGCGCCTATAAGTTTATGGACAACGGCACAGATAGAACCTATCACTTAAATCAAATCATGAAAGCTGTAGCAATGGCGGACGGATCATCTACAAAAGCTATGAAAATGGATGATGAAAGTTTTGTTGGTAAGAACAATATTGCGTATCCATACAGTGATTTAGAGCATACTATGATGCAACAAGCATTCAATACGGTATCTCCTACTCAAGCTAAAGCAATGATTAAGGGTAGAGACAGTAGCGAATTAGATAGTGTCAACAAAACTAGTCCGGTTGCCACTAGACCAAAAGATCACAGAAAAAAATAATACATTCAAGATTGCTGCATAAGTAATTTCATGAACAACTTAATCGACATCAACCAAACCCTTGACCTTATCAAGCTTAAGTTTTACAACGAATGGCTTTACACCGCTCATATCTATGATGAAGGTGATAGTCAATTTCACCAAGAACTGACTAAGCAGGTAGTAAAAACTTATATTGATCCATTGGAACTACCAAAGGATGCCCACATTCTTGATTTAGGGTGTGGCCCCGGCTATTTCTTAGATGAAATGAAAGAAAGAGAATACACCAACCTCACCGGTGTTACTCTTAGCCCCGGAGATGTTGCTATCTGTGAAAGTAAAGGACATGCTATTAAGAAGTATGACCTATCGTTTCTTCCACAAAAGGATGGTTACTACGACGAATCAGTAGACTTCATCTTCCTTCGTCACGCTCTTGAACATAGTCCGTATCCTATCTTCTCGTTGATGGAATACAATCGTGTATTGAAGCAGGGCAGTAAGATTTATATTGAAGTTCCAGCCCCCGATTGCGACAGAAAGCACGAATACAATTTGAATCACTATAGTATTTTTGGTTCAAATCAATTGGCTGCGTTGCTACAGCGTACAGGATTTGACATTGATAACTTCAATAATCTTGAATTTGATCTGAATTCTCCTGATCCGGAAAATCCTGAACAAAGTAAAAAGATGAAAGAGACATACTATTGTATTGTTGCTACTAAAGCAAGACCCTTAGATATCAAGTAAGTAAGATAAATACTCTCATAGAAATGTGAGAGTATTTTTTTATGGCTGAGCCAGATCCAAGTAATGTAGCACCCTGGTATCTACGCAATATTAACCAAGCGTTAGAACTTAATGAAGCCACTGGCCAAGTATTTGTCCGCACCGGCTTTGAAGGTAACATTATCATCACCGGTAATGTTAACATACCTGGTAATGTTGATGCACATATCTCAGAGATTGGTACATCGGGTAACTTAACAGTTCCTTATATGCCTATCGCAGGTAATATCACGATTGATGCAGGACAGTCAGTTGAAGTAACTCAGGGTACAAGTCCATGGGTCGTTAGTGGTAATATAAACATTGATAATCAAGCAACAGACTTAACTATTGCTGACAGCACATACGAAATGAATGTAGCCCGAGGATTGATTCCAGGAACATCAAGTGTATTCAAGGTAGGTTATAATTCTAGCATTCAAAACAACACCGAAGAAAGTTTATGGGGAGGTAGTAATATCTATCCGTGGTCAGCTTGGGGGGCTGGCGGAACATTAAGTTGTGTTAGCTCAAGTGCAAGTGATTCTGGCACAATGGATATTACAGGCTTGCGGTCAAGTGATTGGGTACAAATAACAGAAACAGTAACATTAAATGGGACAACTCCTGTAGTAACAAGTAACAGTTTTATTCGTATTAATAACTTACATTATCACGGGATTAGCGCCGCAGTGAATGTAGGATCGATTTCGCTTAGTAGGGGCGGAACAGTAGTTGGATATATTGAGCCAGAA